AAGGTCAAGCCTTGGCCTACAGCAGCCGACCTGCACGTTCAGTTGATCGACACAGCGATTGAGCGTCTCAAGCCCTCCTTCGTCAACAGCGCGATCGGCAACGACATTCTTTCCAGCTTTGTTCCGATGCGTCAGCAGTTGACTCCGATTACTGTTACCGCCGAGCGTTGGTTTGATTACAAGATGCGCGAGCAGACCAATTTCCAGAAAGAGATTGTGTCGGTAATCGACAACTTGCTTCTCTATGGTCGCGGTGTGGCCAAGGTTGTTTGGGACGATCAAAACAAGCGGATCGGCTTCGAAGCCATCGATCCTTTTCATTTGATTGTTCCTCAGTACACCAAGGAACTTAAAGATGCAGACTTTATCGTCCACATCATTTCGACCTCCGTTGACACCTACAAGACCAACCCTCTCTACAAGCAGGACGAAAACTTTATCAAACAAATTGCTGGCAAACCGAACAACTCTGTTGGACTTCGCAGCGAGATCCAAGACGAGATATATCGTCGTGAAGGCATTACGCAAGAAGCTGAGAATGATAGAATCATCCTATGGGAAATGTATACTCCGTCGAAGGACGGATGGTTGGTTGAGACATTCTCCCCTCTCGCAGTTGATGAGAACGTGCGAAAACCATTTACCCTCCCATACGAACACGGCGAACCTCCGTTTGTTGATTTCCCATATGAAATCACAGGTGGCGGTTGGTATAGTCCTCGCGGGGTAGCTGAGATCCTCCTCCCTGGCGAAAACCTCCTAAACAAGCTCAAGAACTCGCTCTCTGACTATGTAGAGCTGGCCAACCGCCCTGTTTTCGAAGCGCAGAATCCTGTATCGCTGAACACAGCGAACTTGAGGATGCAGCCTGGTCAGATCCTTCCGCAAGGATTGAAGCCTGTCCAGTTCAGTCAACCTCCCTTCGACTTCCAGCGGTTGATGCTCGAAGAGCGTCAGTTGGCAGAGAACCGAATGGGTAACGCTGACTTTGGTGCTGGTTCGCAGTTTAATACTGGAGACAGAAAGACTGCTGCTGAGATTCAAGCGATGCAGGGGCAGGCTGCTGCTTCTGGTGATTTGCGTAATCGCATCTTCCGAATGAGCTTGGCTCACCTCTTCCGTCAGTCTTGGGCGTTGTACGTCCAGTATGCGAAGGAAGACTTGATGTTCCGCTATGCCGACGATACTGGCCAGATGGTTCCTGAGGGAATCCATGAGCAGTACTCGATTGAGCCGAAAGGCGGACTTGACTTTATCAACCGCCAATTTGCGTTGCAAAAATCAGTTGCTCGCATGCAGATGTTCCAAAATAATCCTTACATCAACCAAGGAGAACTGGTAAAGTCAGTTCTTGAACAAGATGACCCTAGTCTCGTTAGAAAACTATTTACTGACCCGCAAGCAGGAGCAGGCGATCAAGCTGAAGATCAAGCGACAGAAATTGCGACCATGCTGGCCACAGGATTCCCTGTCGCGATTAAGCCTAGCGATGATCACAAAGCGCACATATCGGTTCTCTTCGCGTTCAACCAAGCAGCGCAAATGCGACAGCAGCCAGTAGACCAGAGTGCTGTTCAGGTTCTTATGGACCACTTACAACAGCACTTAGCTGCCCTTGAACAGACCGATCCGAATACTTCCAGGGCTATTCAGAAACAACTTCGCGATGCAGCCAAGCCACAAGTACAACAGCAAGGCCAAGCACCGCAACAAATCCAACCACAGGTAATGTAATATGGCAACCAAACCCAAAACCACAACTTCAGCAGGAACAACCATGAGTCCAATGGATATGGTGCAAAATCCAAATTTTGACTCAGCATTAGCTCGACGTAACTATGAAAATAACCTTGCTCAATCAGTAATAAATTATCAAACACAAAATCCTATGCAAGCTGATGGCAGCATTGGTATACTCCCAACCAACCAAGCTGGATTTTCTGGCCAAAACACTAACTTTGAAAAATCAATAAAAGATGCTGGTAAACAAATCATTCTATCTTTTAATGGCGAAACATACGGATCAGCGAATGATAAATCCGCAAACGAAATAGCAAAAAAATATAATTTAGATATTGTTCAAAAGCCAGATCAAAATAGCTCAATACCAGTATATATTTTCTCGGTCAAAGGCGAAGTTGGCAAGAGTTTGTCTGGAATAAAAAATGAACAAGGCGTCAAATATGCCGAGCCTAATTATAGGATGGGTATTGGTGGTGCTGTAGATCCTGTTTATCGGTATGAAGACAATAGAATGAAAGCAGCCTTGGCAGGAGAAGAGATTCCAACTAGCCCAGCACCAAGCAAGCCTGCTGACAAATCTTACCAAACGCTAAATCCAACCATTGCAACAACTGGAAGCGCAATGCCACAGGTTAATCCACAGCTAGGGCAAGCTATGCTGGCAGCAGCGGAACAGCAAAGAAATCTTGCAAACCAAGTTCCGACTAATGGTCAGAATGCAACAGCATATAACGCAGCATCATATCAGCAAAGTATTGGTAGCGCTATGCCACAACAAAAATTTCAAAATCCACAAATGCAGCAGATGCAGAACTACAACCAAATGCTTCAGCAGGGAATGCAGCGGAATACTGAAATGAACCAAGCAGCGCAGAACTTTGTAGCTCCTGCTGGTCCAGCCAAAAGCTTCTCCCAGGTTGTAGGCAGAACTCGTCGCACTCCAATGCCAAGACCCCCTGTCAACAACTCCCTAGCCCCAAGCAATCGAAGGCTAATTTAAGCTTTGACTTTATAGCCACATCCGCTTGTATTAGCGGATGGCAGTACCAGTAATGCGCGATGCATTCCAAGCTGAAGGCTTGGCAAAACTTTGTAAGTGGGCAAATCAGAATGGCGCGATTGGCAAGTGTGTTGAGATTGGATCATATAGTGGCGAAGGTACTGTTGTACTAGCCGATCATTTCAAAGAAGTATTGGCAGTAGATCCCTGGGAGAATGGGTACGATCCGAATGATGTGGCAAGCCACCAATGCCCAATGGAAGATGTTTTTAATGCTTTTACGGAAAGAACCAAGCCCAAAGGAAACGTAACATTCTCTCGCGGTAAGAGCCTAGATGCTCTTGAGTTTGTTGCCGACGGATCGCTTGACATGGTTTATGTGGATGGTGACCACAGGTACGAAGGTGTGCGTGCTGACATAGATTTCTGGTTACCCAAGCTAAGAAAGGGTGGATGCATGACAGGCCACGACTTTAGCTTTCCAGAAGTAAGACAGGCACTTTCAGAGACTTTCAATGGCGATTACCTAGCCCTATTCCAAGGCGATAGCTGGGGGTACATGGTATGAGAAGACTGCGTGCAATTATGGCTTTTATACGTCACCAGGAGTGGGTAGACGAGCCTAAGTGGGAGGCAGAGGATGAAAGAGCGTTAACTGGATTCCTTGGAAGTCTAACTGGAAAGAAGCTTGGACTGATCCTTCTTAATCTTACCTTGCGCCAAAATGCCTCCGCAGTAGAGAAAGACGCGAACTCACTTGCAGAGGCTTGTGGATATGCTAAAGGATTTCGAGGTTGTGTTGCGACAATTGAGTCGCTATGCAGCCCCAAACAAAACTCGCCCATCCTCGACAGTAGGGATGGGGCCGATGAACCTGCTGTCGATTAACCTGCTATTCAGAATGACTCCCTGAGTGGCGGTGTAAAGAAAGGGTCAACATGGCGGATTCCAAAGAACCAACTGAACTTGATATGCTGAAGATGGCAGCAGCATTTGACGCTGGGTTAGATGAAGTACCAGAAGACAATGTTGAGGCTACTAAAGAAGTTAAGCAGGAGGTTGAAAGTAGTGATAACTCGGAGAAACCTACGACTCCAGAAAACGCCGAACCAAAATCCACATCGAACGATGCGGTGGTAGAAGAAGTCCCTAAGACTGAAACTACATCAACAAGCTCTTTAACAACGCAATCTGATGAACCCAAGTCAGAGTCAGCTTCCGAAAAGAAGCAAAGCAAGTACCAAAAGGCACAGTCTCGACTCGCCAAAGAGTGGGACGATGTCAAAGCGGAACGTGCAAGACTCCAGGCTGAGAGAGAAGCCATTGAAGCAGCCAAGACTGCAAGGGCTGGTCAAGAAGCTCCTCCAGCAAAGACAGAGGCAAGTTCTAGCAAGTTTAGCGCGGATGACTATCGCGAAGCCGCAAAAAGCTATCGTGACGAAGGCCGTGATGATCTTGCAAAACTCGCTGAAAGCAAGGCCAACGAGATTGAGACTGCTGGCAAGAGAGAGAACGAGCAGAAGGCACAGGCAGAATGGAAAAACTCCTGGGACCAAAACCTTTTGCGAGAAGTCGAAGCGAATCCAGAATTAAAGGATTCTTCGACCAACCTCTACAAAGCAGTATCGACCTTGTTACAGCAACACGCGATTCTTAGGAACTATCCTAACGGAATCAATGATGCTGTAGGATTGGCAAAGATGAGGCTCAAGGCGGACGCTGCCTCTGACTTGGAAAAGAAGATTGCAAAGTATGAGTCAGAATTGACTCAACTAAGAAAGGCAACGACACCTGCAAGCGGTCAACCTTCTGGCCCTGCTCGCGTTAAAGCTTTTCACGAACTCTCCTCGGAGGAGCAAGGACGTGAATTGCTTAGAATGGCAGCAGAAGCCGATAGATCGTAACAGACTAGTTGTTTAAAAGGAAAATAATACAATGGCTTATGTAACTACTGGCGGATCTGTCTCAGGACAGTTCCAGCAATACTTCTCCAAGATGCTTTTGGAGCGTGCGTTGCCCCTGCTCCAGATGGAGCAGTTTGCAATGAAGGTGGCGTATCCTTCGAAAACTGGCGGAGATAAAACTATCAAGTTCTTCAAATTTGATAATCCTAATATCAACAGCATCGTTTCTCTCTCTGAAGGAACGACAATTGGTGACGGATCTGATCAGCGTCAGCTGACTCTCTCCACTGTTGGTGCGACCCTTCAGCAGTACGGCAGCCAGATCGTTCTCACGGACGTTCTCTTGGCCACCGAATTGTTCAACCACCTCGCTCAGGCCACCAAGCAGTTGGGTGAAGATGCTGCTCTGCACGCCGATACTCTGTGTCACCGCGCGCTGATCCAAGACTCTTCCACCTCGACTGGAACAGGCATTGCCACGAAGAGCTATGCTCGTTATGCGCAGAACAGCACGAACGGCACGACCTTCGCAACTAGCTCTGTTGCTAACAGCGCAATCACAGCCACCGACTTGCTCGATGGAGTGACTGCATTGTTCATCAACCGTGCGCCTAAGATCAAGGATTCTTACGTCCTTGTAGCTCACCCTGCGGTCATTCGTGACCTCCAGCAGGATGACGATTGGTTGAAGGTTTCGAGCTACTCGAATCCTGATGC